TCTACGGCGGCAGGAGGCAGCGGCAGTGGCGGCTGAGTTCTCACTTGCTGGATCGCTGCGAATCGTGCCCCGTTGGGTGGACGATCTCAACACGACCACCGTGACCGACACGGCGACGGCCAACCTGGCGTTCACGCTCGCCAACGGCACGGGCGACGACCAGGCGGACGCCTACCACAAGGACGTGATCACCATCGCGGCCGGCGGCACGGCGACCATCGACCTGCGGTCGCTCACGCTCAACCTCTTCGGCGGCACCGGTACGGTCACGCTTGCCAAGGTCAAGACACTGCTCATTAAGAACCGCTCAACGGCGGCGAGCCTGTCGGCCTTCGGCACGACGAGCAACCGATGGACGGCTCTCTCGGCCGGTGCGGTGACCATCGGTCCAGACGGGGCCTTCTATGTGTCGCACCCAAAGAGCGGCTACGCCACCGGCGCGAGCGACAAGGTGATTGCGATCACGAACAACGGGGCGGCGGCGGCGGACGTGGAAATCTACATCGTGGGGGTAAAGGCATGATCTCTTCGGCACCGATCACCGTGGCGGGCAACATTCACGACGTGGCCGCTAAGGTGCGGGCATTCATTGCCACGGCGCAGGCAGCCGCAGCCAACGGCATCACGGTCGCCGAGTTTGGCGAGCTCACCGTCGCCCTGCTCAAGACGCTCATGGCCGCTCTTGATTCGCTGCCCGAGGACGGGGCCGCCAAAAAGGCGTGGTGCCTCGAGGCGGTCGGCCTCCTATTCGACGCGATCGCAGATAAGGCTGTGCCCATGCTGGCGTGGCCCGTCTGGCTGATCGTGCGGCCCACCGTCCGGCAGTTGGTGCTCCTCGCGGCTGCCGGTGCCATTGAATCGCTATTGCCGCTCGTGCGAAAGGCCGCCCCATGATCACTGCCGTGCTGTTGCTCGCCGCTGCTGTCGCGCTCGCGTGGCCGTGGATCACGGAGCACGTCGGCCGACTCGACCTTTCGGGCCTCGACCGCCGGCACTACGCGGCCATCGCTCTGGGGGCCGCTGCCCTGATCTCCTACGCGAGCCGCTCGCCGGCCAGCCCGCAGCCCGCCCCGGCACCGCAGCCGACGACGCTCGACCTGCGGGGCACGTTCACCGGGCCAGATGCCGCCGCCGATGCCGCGACCACGGCCGCCATGTGCAGCGAGTTGGCCGACGAGGTGGAGTGGGACGCCCGGCAGCCCGAGCCGCTGATCCGCTCGGGCGTGGCCTTTGACGAACTGCGGACGCGTACCCGCCTGCTCTTGGTTCGCGGGCAGTCGCTTGGTGACAAGCATCCCCGCGCGCGAGCCGCCATCGAGGCGTATCTCAACGCCAACGCCGGCACGTCGGGCGGGCCGCTCACGCCCGAGGCCAAAGCCAAGTGGGTCGCGGCCTATCGCGAGGTTGCCAAGGCTGCGGAGGCGGCGGCCCGATGAGCACGGCGACCAAGGCAAAGTGGCAGATCATCGCGGCGGCCATGCTCCTGGGGCTCGGCGTCGCTATCGCCATTGAGGCGTGGCGCGGCGACCGGCCGCCGGGTGGCGGGTGGCTCGGCAGCGGCGACGACAACTACGGCTACGTGCCCAACCCCCAGGGTGTGGCCGAGTTTATTGCCGAGCTCGATCAACCGCTCTTCCGCCAGGCCGGGGCCGAGGCCATGGCCAAGGCAACCGGCAAGGACACGTTTTTGTATCGGGCCATGCAGAAAGCACATCTTGCTCGCTACGGCACCGACTTTGTGGTTGGCAGGCAGTTAAACGGAAGCTGTGTCGCCTGGGGGGCGATGCATGCTGTTCTGTGTGCCGAGAGCGTGTCGTGGGAAATCGGCGAACTGCCCGAGCCTCCTCTACTGCCGGCGACTGAGCCACTGTATGGCGGATCGCGCGTCGAGGCTCGCCGCAGCAACCCAGAAGGGTACGACGGATCGTCGCCTGTCGGCGGATGGTCGGACGGATCTTTTGGCGCAGCCGCCGCTCGCTGGCTGCGCGACTGGGGCGTCATCTACCGCAAGCCATACGAAGGCATCTTCGACTACACGACCTACAACGCCACGCGAGAGAAGAACGAAGGGGCCTACGGGGCTGGCGGGCAGGGCGACAACTATCGCCTCGACCGCATTGCCAAGAAGCACCCGTGTAAGCACGTCGTCAAAGTCTCGACGTGGGACGAGTTGGCGGCGGCCTTGGAATCGGGCTACCCCTGCACCGTCGCGAGCTCGCAGGGCTTCGCGTCGGTCGCCAATCGGGGCATCGCCGAGGCCAGTGGCACATGGCACCACCAGATGATGATCTGTGGAATTGTCCACCAAAAGAACGGCAACCCGGCCGACCTCGCCTGCATCTTGAATAGCTGGGGTCCGCGATGGATCCGCTACGACGGCGGCAAGTTCCCTGCCGACCTGCCAGACGGTGCGTTCTGGGCACGTCGTGACGTGGTTGAGCGAATGATCAAGGGCGATACGTGGGCCATCGGCGGCGTCGCCGGATTTGGGTATCGCGACATTCATAACGGCAACTGGCTGCAGCCTGCGCCGATCGAAACTCTGACTAGGGCCGAATGATGAAGCTCGACCGCAACACCGCTCTCGTCCTGATCGCCTGCGTCGCCATTGGCTACTGGATGGCGAGCCCGCCATCGCAGCCTGTCGGCCCCCTCGCGGACCGCCCCGTGCTCCGCTGGATTGCCAAGGCCGCTAAACAGATGTTGTGGATCGCCGTTTTCGTCGAGCCGGCCCCGCCCGAGCCGCAGTCGCGGCAACTGGTCAAAGCCCCGGCGATTGGCGATGACGGCTACGCGGTGATCAACCACGGCAACGGGTGGTGACATGAGCCTCTGGAACTGGATCATTTACATCCTGACCTGGCTGTCGGCCGATCCGGTCGTCTTCGACCGCGAGGCGGCTCGCGCGGCTGCGGCCGTGAGTGCGGCCCGTGCCAGCATGGTCGTCGAGGCCCCAGCCCCGACGCCGAAGCCGCCAGCCCCCGGCCCGAAGCCAACGCCGGACAAGTGCCCCGACTGCAACGGCACCGGCTGGATCACGCATGGCGACGGCCATCGGACGAAGTGCCCGTGCGGTGCCGCCTGCCCCGACGGGAAATGCCGCATTCCGGGCGCGTCGCCCGCGACAGGTTCACCGGCCAGGCCTTAGTGGCGGGAGGTGACGGTGGGCGACGCGCTCGGCATGCTGCTGACAGACCTGCGCCGGACGATCAACCGACGGCTTCATACCGCCCCCGGCATGGCCGAGGCGACGGCCGAGGTTGTAGACACGGTCCTGCGTTGGTGGCCTGATCGGACGATGGCGCGATATGCGGCCCGTGGCGAAGATGGGCCGCTGGTGCTGGACGCTATCAGCGTCATTGGTGCTAAGGCTCGCGAAGACCTCGAGCACCGATGGGGCACCGACCCAAACACGCTCGAGGCGATTGACCGCCTGGTCATGCCCGTGGTCGTCGAGCTCGCCAACTTCTGGTTCGGCAGCGTCGAGCAACGTATCGACATGCGTCGGTGCATGTGGGAAGCCCGACATCGGGCTCGCGCTTGACGCGTCTGTCAGCATCGTCTCAACGCCCACGGACGGGCGTATTTCTCACGGAGACGATGTCTATGCGTTGTGCGATCCTGACACTGGCGGCCCTGTTCTGCGGCGTCGCCGCTGCCGAAACGAACGTCTACGCTCGACGGGTGGTCGTTTACAACTCGGCACAGATCGACGCCGACGAGATGGCGAGGACCGGCGTCTTGCGGCACTGTGGCCGGAACGGTGGCCGTCGTGAGGGTATCGGATTCTCGACGGCCGGCCCCGACGCTGCCCTGCGGTCGTGCTGCTACTACGGGCGGTACAGGATCGTGGAAAAGGCTGTGGCGTGGTGCCCGTCGCGGCGTGGCTGGTTCGCGGTCATTCGTTACGAGTGATGCCCGGTCGCCCCGGAGAGTCGCGTGGCAAAGCGGATCCGGTGGCCTGACAACCTCGACCCGAAGCTACGGAAGTGGCTGACGCGGGTGCAGAGGGTGCAGGCTCACTTGCGAAGCACGATGTTGATCTACAGCGCCCGCCGAAATGTCGGCGGCGACTCGCTGATAGGCAACTCTGCATACAACGAACGGGCTGCAAACTATGACCGGACGATCCTCCACGACGCGTTGCTCCTCGCTCGAGACGAGTACGACGACGTGATCCGCGAGGTGCAGGCAATCATGGACAGCCCAAAGCCGACGGCAGCGACGCCAGGCAGCCGCGAAAAGGTCGCCATCATGGAGGTGAGGGCCAGGGCCGGTTACTCAATCTTTGTTGACGGCGACGCGAGATAACGATCCGGGCGGGCGTGGCGGCGCGGGGTTTTGCTTCCTTTACCCGCGCCGCCCCCGTCTCGGAATTTCTAGGCCTGCCGCTTGTCGCTGCAGTGCTGCCGCGCCTGCCGGTTTTTCCGCCCGCGCCCTCATTCAACGCGGAGGAGGCTTTAGGTCGGCGGCGACAAATCCAGTGCAGGCAGCAGATCCGTTGCCGACGGACCCTGCGGCACAATCCGGGGATCCAGATAGCTTTTCGCTGTAATCGCAGGGCTGGAGTGATCCGCCAGTCGCTGGCCTGCACCTGGGCATGCTGCTTCCGCATAACTAACTGCCGCCCTTCTGATCCCGTGAAAGCCACGATACTGGACCCGTGCCCTTTTGGCGATTCCTTGCAGCCTACCCCACAGGCGGCAGTGGTTGCGGTCCCAAGGCCACACCAGGGCGTTTGGGGCCTGGATACGGCTGGACAGCCAAGCGGCCAGCGTGGGCGAAATCTGGCGGTCTAGGTCGCGGGTCTGGTTTTTCCGCGTTTCGGCCCGAAACGTAATGCGGCGGCCGATTGTGTCTACCTCTCGCCACTTTAGGTGCATCACCGCGTTTATGCGTTCCCCGGATTCCCAGCAGCACAGCAACAGCGAGCTCCACCAATCCCCCTCGGGAATGCCGGAAATCGCGCCCGTCATGCGGCGGGCCTCGCGGATCAGTAGGGCCACATCGTCTGACGTATAGGCCACCG